GCGGTTCTTTCCAGTCCTGCTCTTCCTACTACCCGTTCCCGTTCCCGTTCCCGTTCCCGTACCCGTACCCGTCCCCGTACCCGTACCCGTACCCGTACCCGTACCCGTCCCCGTACCCGTACCCGTACCCGTACCCGTACCCGGACCCGGACAAAATCACCGCGCTATCGCCACGCATTCTGATCACACTCCATGAGCATGACCGCCTCGCGCAGATGGAACGACACGGGCGGGCATGGGTCGAGAACGGTCTTCCCCGCGATCGGTCCGCCAGAAGCGATCTCGCCAATTCCCTTCGTCGTTCCCTACTTGCGAATCACGGCGGCTTCGGACAGAGAGCAAAGTTCGCCTTGCTGATGGTAGCGACCCACGACCACCCACCCGCGCTGAAGCACCGCGATCACCTTGTCGCCCTCGCGGGCCATCGTCGTCTTCGTTTCGATCATTCCAGTCTCCTTTCTCGGGTTGGTTCGGCCTCGGCGGGGGAGCCGAGCGATCCGCTGACGAAAGACCGACTCCCCCGCTCCGGCTTAGAGATACTGGCTCAGGGCGTCGGACGCTTCCTCAAGCGCCCTGAGAGCATCTCCAGTCGAATCTTCGATAGCCTGCAAGTCGCCGATCAGGTCAGTCAGCACGTCCCGCTCATGGGCGATGCGCTTCTTGCAGGCGTTGATTTGCTTCAGGATCGAGGTCTTGTTAGACGGCATCTTGAGTCCTCCCCCGTGATCGCTCCGGCTTACGAATCGCACTCGTCGCACACCGCGTCCCCGGTCGGCAGGAGGTGAAGGTGCGCCTTGCAGAAAACATGACTGCAATCGACGCATTTGACCGTACAACCCGCCGCCTGACAGCCGGGGTGAGAACACGGCTCCCCAGTCGATCGTTCGTCCTGAGCAGGCTCCTGAAGCGGAGCGGTCCCTTTGGGCGGGTTCGCAAGCTCGTAGATGATCTTGCACGGAGGGCAGCGGTACGCCAGCGTCCCCTTCCCGTCCGGCAGCGGGTGCTTGTCCCCCTTGCTCGCGTCTTTCCCGCAGTAGTAGCAGGTCGGCCTGGCGTCGGGCGCCACCGGATCCCCGCCGTCGCCCAAGACGCGCTCGACAGGGGGGGGGAGAGGGGCGGGCGTCGGGGCCGCAGGTGGTGCCGCAGCCGCCGCCGGGGGTTCCGCGCCCCCCTCCTTTTCCGGTTCCGCCGCGCGCCGCCGGCCACGCTTCGGCTTCTCGGGCTCGGCGGGGGGTTCGGCGGCTTGTGCGACCGCCGCCCCCCCCGCTCCGCCCGCGGGCTCCGTCCGCTCGGCTCCGTCCGTCCGCTCCGCTCCTTCTTCCGGCGGCGCAGCCGGGCTCTCGAGGTCCAGACGCTTGCCGGCCAGGGTCGAAAGAAGCTCGTTCTCCCACCCCTCCTTGCGCGCCACGGGCAACTGATTCCGGTGAATCTCCCGCAGTTCATCGAGGCTCCCCGCCTCGCGCACCAGCCGCGCCATCTCCACGCGCCCGGTCTTCAGCCCTCCCGACGCCCACGCCGCGATCCGCTCCCCACACTCCTCACCGATCGGCTTCGTCAGGTCGAACATGGCCCGATGCTGCTGCTGGAGCTTGATCGGCAGGCCGATGCCCGGATGGTCGGCCATCAGCAGGAAGCTCACCGTCATCTCGTAGGGCAGGTTCTTCTCGCAGATCGGGATCCAGCCGTTCAGCCCGACCGCGGATTCCTTCGGGCGCACGACCGTCCGGCCGTCGCTGTCCTTGCCCATCTCCACCTTCTGCTCCGCCCGGAAGCAGAGGATTAGGTGCGCGCGGACCTGGAGCAACCGCTGGACGAACTGCTTGTGCTCCATCTTCGGCTTGATCCATGCCGACATGGCGCATCGCTCGCGCTTCGTCCAGTCGTTTCCGGCCATCCGGTCCAGCTCATCCTCGTGCCAGTCCAGCAGTCCTCCGTCCCCAGCGTGCTCGTGCGAGGCGGAGTCCACGACGATCACGGGATATCCGGCGGCGTCGGCCGCTTCGATCGCTTCGAGGTACGCCTTCGGGCGGAACGGCGCGCGGAGATCGCCGTGGTCGAACCGGAAGACATCGGCGTAGTGCTTCGCGCGCCCGGCCTCGGTGTCGATCACCGCGAACGGCTGCTTGCCGCAGATGCCCTTCGCCAGCCGCATCGCGGAGTAGGTCTTGCCGCTGCCGGTCCCGCCGGCCATGCCGATCAGGAGCGACACGTTCTCGCGCACCGCGGGACGGAACATGAACTTCGCCATCAGACCTCATCCTCCCCATAAGCCTGCTGCCGCTCGTACCAGTCGGATTGCGTATACGCGGGCAACTCGGCCCAATGGATTCGCGTGTCGTAGCCGGGAAACTTTCCGCTCTTGAGGCAGCGATACCAGAGGTCGATGGCCGCTTCGACCTTCTGCGTGGCGTGACTGACGATCGACGGGCCGCAGCCGACCAGGGAGCAGGCGAACGGCTCCTCGATCTCCTGCACCAGAAAGAGGAACTGGCGCTCCTGCTGGCCGAGCAGCTTGTCCAGCCCGCGCAGGACCAGTCCGCTCTGGCAGTCGTAGCCGCCGCGGAACAGGGTAGTCTTCATCCACGTCATCGGGTCGGCGTTGGTGCTGGTCTTGTAGTCGATCACCGGGTCGCACTCCTCGCCGTGCATCAGGTCCGGGCGGGACCGGCACCAGACCCCGCGGGCGTCCTCCCACAGCAGGGTCCGCTCGGCGCGCAGGTCGTTCAGCCCGTGGAACTCCAGCATGGCGCGGGCGGAAGCCGCCATCTTGAGGATCGGATCGCTCTGCGCCGCGAGGATCGGGATCCTGCCCGCCTCGCGAGCCTCATCACGGGCCAGTTGCGCCGCCTTGGTTCGCCAGTCCGCGGCGTCCACCACGACGATACGCTCCGCCCCGCCAAGCAGGACGGCGTGCGCGGCGGACCCGAGGTCGGCCCGGCTTGACTCGCTGCTCTTGCCACCGAGCCGCGGGTGGCCGTTGTAGGCGTGGAGCGGAGAGCGGTCGGACAGCGCCTTGACGACGCTGGTGGACACGGACGGCGACGGGCAGGGGTCGCCAACGTAGATGTCCATCGGCACGTCGGCGTAGATTCCCGGCACGGAGATCGTCGGGCATTTCGGGTCGAACTTGCGGTCAGCCATGCGGTTCCCCCTCCGCTGGTGGTGAGACTACTTCTCGATCAGGTGCGCGACCCACACGTCTAGCGCGTCCGCGATCCTGATCAGCGTGTTCAGCTTCGGATTGTCCGCTCTCAGCAGGTTGTCTAGGTTGCGCGGCTCGGAGTCGATCGCGTGGGCGAATTCGACTTTCGTCCCGAAACGCGCCAAGCCAAGCGCCATGATCCTCGCGTTGCGCTGCTTCGGCGTCAGGTAGCGGTGCTTCATGTCCGCCTCTTCCGCGCCGGGGTCGCGTGCTTTAGGATGGCGATTCCGTGATTGCGGTCGGAAGTGGCATACTCATATGTTCTGTACACCACTCGGCCACCAGACGGGAAATAGCTTCTGATCATCTTGGCCCCAGTCGGAACCCCATCAATCACCTCATCGACAGAGAACCCGCCGGCCCGCTTTCGCAGTAGAAAGATCATCGTTCCCTCCGTGTGGTTGGTCGGGGCGGCGCAGGATCATCGCGCTATTCCGGGTCATCCTCTGGTTTCCCTGAGGCCGGCGGCTCCCCTGCCCGCCCCAACACAAAGAGACTAGCACATACGCTAGTAGGTGTCAACATCTATTCTAAGAAAATCCCCCCGGCCAGGAGAAGCCGGGGGGACGTAGACCGTCCGGCCGCGGGTTTGCCGCGCCGCCCTGGCCGATGTCCGCGACGTCCGCCAGCTGCGGCCCTTCCTGACCGGGCTGGTGCTCCATCCTGACGGCGTCGTGACCGTCGACGGCCTCGGCCAGCCCGCGCAGCAATTGGAAATATAGGATCGCCGGCGTTTCCTTTTGCTGGACGCCGTGCGTTGCCCCAGGACGAACGCGGCGCCAGGCCGCCACGGGTGCCGAACTTCGGAACGATCACTCAGCGGCGGCCCGCTGGCGTTCGCTGGGCAAGATGTCGCAAATGTTTGCCTGGAGGCGGCCTACTGTTCGATCGCGAAGGCGAACGGCCTCGGCCAGACACCAGGGTCGGCAACGTCCAGGCGCACGGTGGCGCGGTCATAGCGCGTCGTCAGTTCCCGTCCGGACCACGAATGGCCCCGGCAGGCACCGAGGTCAGCGGTGGCCGGCGGCAAGGCGCCCAGGGCCAGCCCGCCGCGGCCATAGCCCTTGACCGCGAAGGCGAGAAAGCCGTCGCCGCCGGCAAGGGCGAGTTCTCTAGCTGTCGACGATCCACCCAGGGCCGCGTTCAACAGCATGACCACCGGCCACCGGTTCTGACGTAGCCCGTCGCGGATCGTCCACATGTCAGGCAGGCTGGTCGGTGTTTCGGGGGCCAGCCCAAACAGCGCCGAAAAGCAGTCGTCGCAGCGGGGCGCGAGTCCGTCAGCATAGTTGGGCACGTCCTCCATCATCACCCCGTCGAAGTGCTCGCGCACCTCCGGGTGTTTCGCGACCGTCCACGAGTTCGCGGTGACCAGAAAGTCCGCCGGCATCAGGCGGGTGAAGGCGTCGGCCACCTGCACGATAACGCGGTTGACCGCCTCCCGCTCTCCCTCATCGGACCACAGCGGGACACCGTTGCCGTCCCAGTCTAGCGTGTCGCTCGGGCTGTGCATCGCCCACTGGGCGAGCCCGTCGCTTTCGAGGACGTCGAGGAAAATCCCGGCCTTGACCTTGCCGGCCGGGGACGAATCTGAGGCGAGCGCCCGAGCGTAGACGGCGGCCACGGAGTCCGCGAAGCCGGGCGCCAGCACGCGCAGGTAGTAGCCGCCGGCGTTGTCCTTCAACGTGTCGCCGTCAGCCTTGACGTACAGGAACCCGGCCATCGCCGTCCACATGCGGCTGAATAGGCAGTCGAACGTCACCCCCTTGTATCCGATCGGGATCATCCACGGTTTGGCGTAAGCGAGGATCCTGATGTCGGGGTTTCTGCGGCGCAGGCTGTCGGGGACGGCGTTCCATTCGGAGCCAAGGCGACGGTCCCAGATCCAGTAGGCTTGCGTCAGGAAAAGATCATGCGCCGCGACGGTGTCGAACTGCGCGGCCGTCCACGCGATGCGGCCCTGCCCGCGGTCGGCCGCGCGCGCGCCGTCGTACTGGATCGTGCCGGTCAGGCCGGTGTGCTCTTGCGCCCTGGCTGTCCGCTGCATGAACAGCACGAGGGCTGACAGCGACCCGGACAGCAGCGCGATCGCGAGGATCCATCTTGTCAGCGACGATCGCGATGGCACAATCACATCATCCTCCCGCCAAGCCATAGCACAGGCGTAATAGTCTGTCAAGGCGACGCCCGGCGGCAATCCGGCTGGCCCTTCCAGAAGTCAGGGGCCGCCCCGCGGCCAGAACGACTCGACCTCCCAGTCCAAGCCGCCTGACAAATCAGAGACTAGCACATACGCTAGTAGGTGTCAACATCTATTCTAAGAAAAAGCCCCCCGGCGTGAGTGCCGAGGGGCCAGACCGTCCGACCGCGGTTTGCCGTGCCTGCCCTCCTTCCGCCCGCGACCGGGGAAGTTGGCGGGGCCGCCCGAGGGGGACTTCAAGCGGCCCCGACCGCGCGCGTCACCGTGGAGGGAACACGGGAGCGCAGCGGCTAGGCGTCGAGCGTCGGACTCTGCGAAACGTCCCCCCTGATCTTCGCTGACGCCGCCACGACCAGATCAGGCGTCACCTTCTGGATCGCCGCCTGAATGTCGGCCGTGTTGTCCACGTCCAGCAGGCGCCGCACGAAGTCAGCGATGACGTCCGGCGTCAGCGCGTCGTCAACGCCCGGCTCCCGAACCTTCGTCCCTTCCTCGTGGATGTCCATGAACAGCGCGGCGCGCTCCGAAGCCCAGTCCGAGATGGCGCTGAACACCGACGCGACGTGCAGCAGCTTGTCCGCGTTCTCTTCGATGTAGTCGTCAGCCTGCATGCCGCCGCGCCTGATGCCTTCGATGAGCGTTTCCTTCACGCCGGTCAGCCCGAGCGCGTCGAGCGCGGACAGGATGCGCGGGAGGATGGTCAGCGCGTAGGAGATTGCCCCCCACACGATGACGGCGAACTTCTTGATCTCTCCAATGAAACTCATGCCCTCACTTCCCCTCTGCCGGCATCGCCGGATGGTTAATTGAACCGGGATTCGTCAGACGGGCTCCCGGTCGGCCTTGATAGACTGCCCGCCACTGGCGAGAAGTTCAGGGCTTCTTCACCATGTCCACGACCTCATGGGTGCCGAGTGCGCCCATGCCGATAAGCAGTCCGCCAAGCAGATGGTTGGCGTAGGTCCAGACGATATGCGACCCCGCCGGCAGAGTCAACGGCGCAAGCTGGAGCGCCAGACCGCAGACCACGCCGAGTACCAGGGCCGCCACGCGAATCTGAACCGGCGTGAACGGCGAAGGCGTGCCGACCTGCGGGAACACCACCTTCAGCCCCGACAGGAAGACCTTGATGACGAGCGCAGCGAGAGCCGCTTCCGCCAACTGACCGCTGAACAGTCCGTCCATGTCGCCCTCCTTAGCCTAGCAGGTATATATACCAGCTAGGACGGCCACTCACCAGAGAGAATCATCTGCGCCTCGATCTCGTCACGGGGAGAGGTCTTCAGAGTCTCACGCGAACGCCGAGAGTCAAGCAATTCCGCAGCAGCACGCGGCCAGTCTCCAGCCTTCAGCGCATCCACCATGTCGTGAAACCCCTGAAGCCCCTTCAGCCCCGTCGTGTAGATCACCGAAAGCAGCGCCGTCTGCCGAGCCGGCGGCCAGCCCGGATACGACGGGAACAACCACGTCAGTTGCTTCTCCGCTCGTGCGATCCGGTTGTCCCGCATCAGGTCGATCGCGGCTTCGGGGATACCGTCCGCCATGATCGCCAGAAGCTCTTGTAGCGTCGGAGGATCGTCCTCCACGTTGCAGCCTACGCCGACTGACCACTTGGGCGGCCTGTGCGTGTCTGGGTACGGCTTGCGTTCCCGGCCCTCGAAGCCCTCGATGACGGCGATCTTCCTGGGGTCGATGCTCATTGCCCTCCCTTCGCAATCGCCGCGACGGCGACCGACACGCGATTCCAGATCAGCGCCACCGTGAGAATGGCTCCGGCGGCGGCAGACAGGGCAGAGAACAGCACGGCCTTCATTGTCAGGCCGGATGTCACGCGGTCGCGCAAGGTTCCAATCTCCTTGCGGAGACAGCCGATTTCTTCCGCGTGTTCCTCGCACGGGAGTTTGGTCGCCGCTTGCGTGGCCTCTATCTTGGCTACGGACACCTCAATCCGTCCGGCCGTTGTCCGTAGGCTGTTCACGGCCTCCCACAGATCCCTGTTCCCCGTGTCACCGTTCATATCGCCCCCGCGCCCGTGGATGTTGGAGGTTTAGTTGCCCCACCAGATCGAATCCGCAGCGACCTGCCCGTCCGCAATCGCTTTCGTTGCCCAATCTGGCGGATCCACCGGATGATGGCGGCCGCGATGCATCTCAGCGATGCGGCCCATCGTGAACACGCCGACGTGTCCGTTCTGCTGGATCAGGCGGCAGAGAATGGACAGGTCGTCGAAGTCGATGCCGTCCGGGTAGGTCGTGCGAGCCTTCGTGTCGTGCGTGACGATGATGATCGGCGCGTAGCCGTTCCTGGCTGACTTGGCAACTGCATCGTTGAACCGTTCCACCATCCCGGCATAGCCAACCGTGTCGGCAGCGGCGTAGCCAACGAGGTCCTGAATGTTCACAAGGTTGGCGACCTGGAAAAGATTCCGTGGACGATCGCTGCGGAGATACGTCTGCCGCTCCGCGTCGGTCCACGTTGGGAAGTAGGTTGTGTCTCCGGCGCCCCTGGCGAGCAAGAATCCGTGGGCCTTGATCCGCTCGATCGCCAGAAGGTTGAAGCCTCCGCTAGGATACGCGAAGGTCGTGATGGACGAAGTCGGAATGCCGAGAGCAGTAGCAAGCCACGGCCGCACAAGCTGCGCGTTCATCGAGTCGGCGTCGGAAATGTCTCCGAGACCCCACACGCCAGCATTCGGGGAACTGTGCGTGGTGCTGTGATGGCCGATCTCGTAGCCGTCGGCGTAGAACTCCTGGAGTTGTGCGATTGAGAGCCGATTCGTCTCGGCGATCTGCGTGAACGGCATCACGTCGCCACGACAGTACAACGTGAATTTGTAGCCGAAGCTGTCGCAGATTGCTTTCCACCCCATGTTGTCGTTGACTTGGTCGTCGGTGGTGAACGCGAAGGCAACGGGGTATCCGCCCCACTGAAACCGGTGCGGCTTGCGAATGAACGTGACCCTGAGAAACGGCATCCTTCCAAGCGGCGTGGTCGTGAAGCAGCGATAATACGACGCGCCGAAGCTGTTGATTGTGCCAGTCAGCCAGAAACCGGCGTTGGCGTGGCGATAGTTCGCGTACTGCTGCACCGCGTCCTTGACGTCGAAGGTAGCCTCTCCGCCGACCGTCTGCGCCGCGCCGTTGCGTGTGGAAAGGATCCCGAAGTCAGCAAGGTCGTGCCGATTGTCGAGAAGCGGAACCCACTCCCCGCCAGTCTTTCGCGTGGCCGTGGCCCAGCACGCGCGCGTCATCCGCACCTGCCCGGTACTGAGGACCATCGAGGTAGGAGACAGCCAGCGTTCGTCGCGCTTGGTCGTGTCGAGCACGGCATAGCGGCCATAGACGTCAGAAGCGTCGATCGCGTTCGCCGCCAGCGCGCAGAGCTTCGCGTCAAGAATCGTGATGTTTCTCGGCAACATGGAAAGATCCCACCACATCATCGACATGACGGCCGAAGCGTTCGGGATGGTGGCTTCGGTGCTATACGCCGTGTTGGTGGTGGCGCCCACGATCGCCGCCGAGTCGGGAAGCCCTTTCGACACGTTGTCGAACTTGAAGATCTCCCCGGCCTGGTCCTCAAGAATCGAATCAGGATCCGCCGGCCATTCGGTGTGGACCGAGCCGCTGTCGTCGATGCAGAACAGCCACGTCAGCGTGTCGCCGGGGAACCCGGACTGAGGGCCGTATTGCCCTACGCCCGTAACCTGAAACGCCCCGTACCGCGGCTTCGTCGCCCCCATCAGCCCCACCGCAAGAGCCATCGCAAGGATGAGGACTGAACGCTTACCAGACATGAATCCTCCTAGTCCTTCGGGAATACCCGGTATGCCGTCAAAGGACCGACGCCGGGAATCATGCGCCACAGCCTGCGAGCGTCGGCCTCTGTCATCTTGCCCGTAGAGATCATGTTGAGCAACGCAGCGGAGGCGTCCACCCCCATCGCCGGAGCCGGGCCGATCAACGCCTTGGCTCCGCTCCGATACTTCGTGGACTGATACCCGTCTACCAGCGCATTCGTGACGCCCGCTTGCGTGATGTTCTCCAGGTACCGCTCAAGGCTGCCGAAATCCTTGTCGCGCTTCTTGCCCGTAGCCAGAGCAGCGATGTCGTTCAAAACCTCGCCCGTGGCGGGGTAGAGCGTAGCGATCAGCACCAACGCCCGCGTGGCTCTCCCGTAGTTCCCGGCCCGCGCTTCGTCAGCGACCTCTTGAATCAGCATCCTCGATTGCTGCACTCCGTAAGGCTTGAACTGCGACACCAACCGTCCCAATACGGTATCGTTGAACCACGGCGGCACGTCCAGCGCCGTGTATCCGAACTGCGTGCGGTCGGACATCTTGAACCCGCCGCGGAGCAACTGCTTGTCCGTCAGCCCGCCCTGCGCCAGCACTTCGTCGGCGCTGATTCGCAACTTCTTGAGTTGGTTGCGGGCGAAGGTATCGGCAGGGTCGGCCACCAGCCGCTTCGCCATCGTGTCGGCGTAACGCGCCCCGGCGTTGGCGGCCCACGAACGCATGAACATCTCTGTCCCGGTCATGCCAATGGCCTTGTAGTAACGCCCTGAAGCTCCGCCCACATTCTCGATGTCGCGCAAGACCACTCCAGCCGTGGCCCCGGAGCGATGCGCCAAGGCCCGACCTTCCGGCGTCAGCGCCTTGACTCCACCGTAGACGAACGACTGGACATCGGAGTTGAGCAGGATGCCATTGATCTGCCCCAGGTTTCGCAGCGCCGTGACGGGATTCAGGGCGTAGGATCCGATCCTGCGGACCTTCGCGCCGGCCGACATCAGCAGCGGATTCTCCTTCTTGACCTGTCCCCGCGCAGCGTCTACGAGGCTGTCTAGAAGCTGGCGCTCCCCCGGTTCCTTGACCTTGCCCATGACCGACGCGAGCTTGTCGAGCCTCTGCCCGTAGTGCCGCGTCTCTGCCAGTCTCCGCTCCGCCCCCTCGATGTACTTCGGCATGATGCGGCGCAGGCTAGGATCCCAGAACGGATTGTCGAACTGGCGGGCACGCTCAATGGGAGAGAACGTGCTTTGCTTGCTCCGCTTGTTCCACATCAGGATCTTGCCCTTGGCGGCGGAGAGCGAAGTCGCCTGCCCTGAATCCACTAGGTGCTGAGCGAAGGCGTTTGTCCCGCCGCGACCGCCGGATTCGATCGTTGCGACGTAGCTGTCCAGCATCTTCACGGCCGTGGGGCGATCGGGGAACACGCCATCGTCAACCAAGCGGTTGAGAATGTCGGTACGGATCTTCCCGCTCTTGCCGCCGCGGCCAGCCTTCATTTCGGAGACTTCGGGCGTGATGTGCGGGGCGTAGTCGGGCCTCGCGTCGGGGAAGTCTACCCACTTGCCGGGAACCTTGACCTTCTTGAAGGTGACTTCGCCGGTTTCCGTTGACTGCTGCGGGACCGCCTCCGTCTTCCCGCGCACCCTGACCTTAATCCCTTCCGCCTGCGCCCGAGCCGGAAAGGCATCGAGATAGCCACGGGCGGCTTCATAGGCGACCCGAGCCTTCTTGTTCAGTACGAGGGGAGTCCCATTGAGCGCACGGAACACATCAACGTCATCGGATCCCTTGAGTTTGTTCGCCTTCGCCTTGACCAAGGGAGCCGATCCCTCTCCAACTCCCTCGCGGGATTCGTCAATCACGGAGCGCGCCTTCTCCGCGACAACCTGGCCCTCCGGAGAAAGGCGCTGCAACTGCCCCTCCGTCGTGCGGAACACCGCGCCAACGGTTTCCCCCGCGCCCCTGCCGCGCTTGTTGGGGGCTGGGCGCTCATAGTTGGGATGCTGCGCCTCTTTGAAGACTCCCGCCCCGGCTGCCTCCGCCCCGGCTCCCGTCATCGCCGCGGCCAAGACTTCAGGGACAGACCCGCCCTGTGCCGCGGTCAGACCTCCCATCGTCAGGGCCGACTTGAGATAGTCGCCACCGATCGCTTTCGGCAGACTGGGAACGAGGCCAAGGCCAAGACCGATTCCTGCGTCTGTAGCGCCACGTTCAGCCGCGCCGCGCAGAGCGCCACGGACACCGCCGCCGTCCCTCGCCCCCTCGATCCCGCCCGCGACCAGCCCGTACTTGCCAAGGCGCTCCGCGACCGGGGCCGCTTTCGCTACGGTCTTTCCGATCGCCGTACTCGCATTGAACGGAGCAGACACCGGGATCTTCCCCGCCGTCTGCATGAACCCGTAGGTTTCGCCCGCAACCGGAGCGAGGACGTTGGCTAGGAATCCTCCGACTTTCGTTGACGTTGGGTACTGCTGCTTCGGGATGGCTCGGCTAGAGAGGCCGAAAGTGCGACCAGAGATCAGACCGGCCGCCGCATTGGCGAGCATCGGATTATACGGGGCCAAGGCTGTGTTCGGCCCGGTGTAGGCCATCGCCGGAGATAGATCCACGGGCGGCGGCGTATCGTCCACCGCGCCCTTGCTCAAGGCATAGGTGTGCAGTTCGGGGGTCCACGCGATCCCCCGTTCCTCCACGCCCTTGCGGATCTCCGAAATCGTCTTGGCCATTTAGCCCCCGGTAATGGAGTCTACAGCCGCGTAACCATTGGGCGTTGGCGGCGCGTTCTTCGTCGGAGCGATCGTCCCGCCCGTTCCACTCACGATCCCGAATGCTGTTTCGACCGCCCTAAGATCCCATGCATTCTCGCGGGCGAAGCGCCGGAGTCCGGCGCGAATCTGCGGCATCGTGAACTTGCCATCAGTCGCCAGTCCGCGCAACATCCCGGTGAATGCGGGATCGTTGGCGATGCGCTCCGCAGCGGAGAGCGGGGCCTCGGTCTTCTTGTCGTAAGGAATGCCGAGGAATCCCCGCGCCGGGGTGGTCATCGGGCGAGTCGCCGGAGTAGCCGAGAACCCGGAGCCAAGGGTAGACATCAGCGTCGGATCGACCGGCTCGTTGTTGATCTTCCGGCGCACGTCGGCCGCTACGATGTCGATCGGAACGCCCTCGTATTCGGGACTGTTAACCGCCTGAAGCAGTTGCTCCCCGAGGCCGCCAGTCGCGTTGAGGATGTCCCATTCCGTTGCCGGGGGCTGCGGCGCGTTCTGGAGAACAGGCGGTAGCGGACCCGTGCCGTCCGGGTCAACCCACTTCCCAGGGACCCGTGGAGTTTCCCCTCCGGCCAGACCTTCGTAAGACTTCAGGAACCCGGTCTTACGGGCCGCTGCGGCCGCCGTGCGCGAATCGTTGGCCGCAGCCGCGGCGGCCGCCATTCTGGCATTGTCGGCCTCACGATCGGCCATCGTGGACGCGGCGAGGTCTTCCTGAACCTTGACCCCGCGTTCCGCAAGCCCGAATCTCTTGGCCTCGTCGGCCTGATTCGCTCCGAATTGAAGCGTCTGTCGATAGTCCGAATCGGACATGCGCCCCAGGGGCATGGAGCCTCCGGCGCCACCGAAGAACGGGACAGACCGCTCCGGGCGATTGCGCTGGTCCTGCGCCTCCTGCGCCAACTCCCGCAGACGGGCTTCCTCGCGGATCGCGGACATCTGATGCTCGAACCGGAGGTTCAAGTCCGCCTTTTCCTGCTCGCGCTGCGCCTTGAGCAAGGCTTCTCTGCGCGTCTGGTCGGCAAGCCCGAGCAGTCCGGACCCGAGCGTGGTCGCTGCCGCGCCCCAATTCGGCTTGTTGCCCACCGCTACCACCCCCGATTCACGGTTCCGGTTCCGAAGCCGACGCGCGCACGCTGCGTCGGGGTGCGCCCCAATGCGAAGCCGGAGCCGAGCGTTGACGACTGCTTGGGGACCGCGCCAGAGCCCCCGAAGGATCCGAGAGAACTCAGCCAATTTGGCGACTGTGCGTTGATATTCTTCGTCCCGTCCCATGTCGCGTCAGGGGTACCCCAGTTCGACGTTCCCGGCTGCCGCTCCTGAAGCCCTTCGGGAGTCCACGAGTACCCCGCCACATCGGGGTTGCCGATCTTGCCCGTGACCATCGCCGGAGACATAGAGATCAGGGAGCGCAGATTCTCGAACCGGCGCTGCGCCGCGGCGGCTACAGCCTGAGCCGTCATGTCACCCATGGCCCCGGTGTAGACCCCTGAAGTCGGTGCGATCCCGCGGCCGGCGAGGGACTGGCCCATCGTGGCGTACCCCGCCTTGAGGTCCGCGCCAAGCCCGGCGTCCCCGCCCTGATACTGTTGCAGGATCAATTGACGCAGCAGCGCCGCCTGCTCTGGAGCGACGTACCAAGAGGTCTGCTCCTTGGGCTGGTTGCTGCCGCCCACAAGCGCGCCGGCGGCGTCCAAGACAAGGCCGGCTCCGGCCACATATGGGTTGCCTGTCGCCGCGCCTGCAATCGCCTTGCTTGCCATCTTGGCCTCCTAGAGATCCACCCAGGTTTCGCCGCTGAACCGCGCCAGCTTGCCCGTAGCGGCATTGTAACCGATCCTGCCCGTCGCGGGCTTGCTGATGTCGTCAGTCCTCGCTACGGTCAAGCCAGACGTTCTGGAGTCCATCAAAGACGTGACGGCGCGGGACAGTTCATCTAGCGCGCCCTGAATGTCGGATCGGGACAGCCCATTGAGAATCGGCCTCATGTCGTCTCCAATTCGACGCGGTGCGCCGTGCCGGTCCCCACCAGCGTCACGTTGCAGAGTTCCCCGATCATGGTCGCCAAGAGCATCTTTCTGTCCTGCAACCTGTCCGTAGAAGAAAGCGCGCAAGTCTGTGTGGACCCACGGTTTGTCAGAATAGTGGCCGTCAAGCTCCCGCTGAAATCGACCGTGATCCTGTCCCAATGACGAACGTTTCCGTCCCCGAAATCCTTCGTCTTGATCGTCATCGTGTTGAGGCTCGCCCCAAGGTGCAAGCGCACGATCTGGCCGCTCGCGTTCACCGCCCACAGCCCGTTGTCGGTGGGATCGGCACACACGATTCCGATAGCGACGTTCGATTGGACGAAGCTCGACGTGGACCACTCGAATTTCCCGCCCAGATACTTGAACTCGACCGCGATGATCCCGTTGGTGTAGAACCCCATCCCGTTCGCGTAGGCGCCATGCCACGCCACGACGTAGGAACTGTACTGCTGCCACGTCGGGTCGATCGCGGCGGAAATGCGTACCGACGAATTGCCGTCGAACAGGTACAGGCCGTCGAGTCGCGCAAAGAGAAGCCCGAAGTCCGTAGACGCAAGCCCATCTGCGAACGTCGTCCCAGCCGAGGATGCGCTGTTCGACCATTGGCCCGTAGCATCCACGGGCGACCAGAGCCGGATGCTGGTCGGTGTGGCGACTGCCACGCTTTCGCCCAGCGCGTCCAGCCCTTCGATGCTTTCCTCGCAGTTGACGCTGGCCAGGGGCGCAAAGTAGTCGTACTGGTCGATTCCCGAGAAGTAGAGTGTCCGGCTGCCCTTGACCGCGAGGAACAGGCGGCGCTGGCAGAACACGGCGAGATCGGCCGCTTCCGGGGGCGTGCCGTGGGCATTGTCTGCATCGAGGTATTCGGCCCCGAGATCGGCATCGACAACCTCGTCATAGACGAAAAGCAGCGCGTTTACGCCGACAATCGTGGCCTGCGGGATGACTGACTGCTGCCAGTAATCCACCCCCGCGGACTTCGTCCGCCAAATCACGCCCTCGACCTTTCCCGTCCCAAGGTCGGCACACCACGCATCAACCGTAGCCTGAGTGATCGTCTTGTAGTAGACCATGGCTCCGTCTGTGGACACCAGAGTCACGGAGTCCGTGGAGTAGAGTTGGCTTTCGATGACCTGCCCAGACTCCAGCGTGACGCGGTATGACAGCGCCCACTTGTACGCGCCGGTCAGCCCTGCCGGGGTTCCGCTTCCGGGTTCCTTGAATACAGCCGCGATGGGGGCGGTGGACGTTCCGACGCGGCCGGATCCTAGCGGGCCGAACTTGCGGAACGTTGTGCCGTCCCAAACGCTGTTCGCGTGACCGTTCAGGATGTAGACGCGCTCGCTGTCGGTGAAAAACCGGTGCGCCGTGTTTCCGCCTGACTCGCCAATCGACACGCCATCCTCGTAGACGTAGTTCTCGTCAGCGCAAAAAACATGGGTAGCGCCGCCATAGCGCAGCGCCTTCATCCCGTTGATGTTTTCGGTCATCTGGTGGACAACGGTATCGGCCTTCGACGGCGACACCTGCCCCGCCACGTCGCGGTTGACGTTCTCAGCGACCTGCAACTGGCCGGAGTCCAGCAGATGCGGAGCCGCAGCCGTTACCAGCGATCCGAAGGAGTTGGTCCCGAATGTCCACTTGCGAGCCATTAGTCGATCCTCGCCCAACCGACCGCGGCGCTGACGTACATGATCTTGGCGCGAGCGTACCCAACTGCGGCGTCGTATCCCCGCAGTCCGACCGCTCGGCGCGTCGCCAGACCGTTCAGGAACTCCGCTCCGTTCGCTTCGACGAAAACGCTGTCCGTGGCCGTAGCATCGCAGTTTATGACGAGGTACGTCTTGCCGACTGGCACCGTGGCGTAGGTCGGCAGCGTGCAGAACACGTTGGCGGACTGTCCGCTGAAATGGATGACATTCTCCGCGATGCCGAGCGAATCGTCGGCCGCCCGAGCCGTCGAGTTGATCGGAAGCACCGGGTCAATCACGACGCCGTGCAGGGCTGTTTTCATCGCCACGGTGTCCAGCCTCGCGCTGGTGGCTCGAACGATATTGTCTTTCAGAACAACATAGTCAGCCCAAAGACCACCGGCAGACGTTCTCTCAAGCAGAGAATCCACATACACGCGCTTGTTCTGCGCATATGCTCCGTTGGGGCTGTTAAGGTATGTGACCCCGCTTAATCCAGGTCGTAAGTAAATGTGTCCGGCGCTCTGGAGATTGAGAGTCTTTCCAGAATTGTAGATCCTCGTCTTCGCCGATGTTGGGTAGGTGTACTTCGAGGCCACGCTGTCGTTCTGATCTGCGAAACTCAAGTCTCCGATGATTCGAGGAGTAGACAGCCACCACCGTGACGTTTGGACGTTCGACGGGGCAACAAACGTGCTGTCGTTGCCCATTTTATAGTAGCCATCAACGTTGAACTGCCCCCTGATCCTGTTGTAGATTTCTGCGTTGTCCCCACTTTCAACAAGAACATCCGTAGACGCATCGCTATCAACTGTCAAGTTCGTGGCCCTGATCGTACCAACAGTAGATCCGGAGTTCTTTAGCAGAAGGCCGGCGCCGTCGTGGGCCTGAATCCACACGTTCGAGAAGTACGGGCTAACCCCCTCATTGATGATTGCGCGCCCGCCTGACGTGTCAGAAATGTATCCATTGCTGAAGTAAATCGCCGACACAAATTGAGGGCCATATCGCATTTCTACACAGTTGCTATCAACGTCGCTGATATTGAATCCATCGAACAGAATGTGGCAGGTGTATCTCGTAGCTGTTGACTTCAGCCGGACCCCGTACTTCTCGAACCCAATAGCCGAGAAATCCCTGAAAGTGCAGCGGTATGCTCCCTGCACTACCAGACCGCCAACACCGACTCCGCTGTTCCCCGATAGCGTTACGCCAGTAACCGTAACCCCCTGAACGTAGGCCGTCCCGCCACCAATCGTAAGTACAGGTAGCGTGCTGTCCGCATATTGGATCATTGCTTTCGCGCTGGCCGAATTGTTGAATGACTCTCCAATCAGATGAACGTTGTCAGATTCTATTGTGATGTTGGCACGATATCTTCCGGCAGGAAGACAAACGGACCCTCCGCCTGCGGCCTCAACCTCATCAATGACGGCCTGAAGACTATCCGTATCGTCCGTGCCGTCGTTTGCTGTAACACCCCTCGCCAGCACGTTGATCGGAGACATCTTGGGAGAAGAAATGGTTCCGGAGGTAAGCCGCGACGGCTGCGTCTGATTCCCATATCCCCACACCATATCCTTCGGACCCATCCGACGCACGGTGCCAGGAGCGGCCGCCATCAGCATCAGCATGATAGAGGCCGAAAGCGCGGCGATGATCGCGGCTCTACGCATGATTCCTCCTATGTCTCAGAGGCGTACTGGAAACGATCATCTACGTCGGGATCGTCGTCGCGCCTGCTATACCCAGCCTGCATCTGCCAGACCTTCGGCAACTTCCCCTTTGACCTGACAGCCAGGCGTCCGATGATCTTCTCCGCCAAGTGCATGAACAACTGCGATGCACCTACATTCTGCAACTGCGTCTCCGCCTCATAGGCGCGGGCGAGCATCCAGAACAGGATCAGCCCATGGGACCACGGCGGCAGATCAGGAGTCTCGGCTGCCGCGATGGCCGTGGCTGACGAGACATAGAATACCTCGATGTCGTTCCCCGACACTCCAGACGCGACATCGCCATATTCGCTGGAATAGAAGTCGGTAGCATCCAGCGGATCAACGATGGATCCATACTCCCCAAGCGCGGATCCTGTCTCCGGCTCAAGTAAGACTCCGTACTCACCAATGAAAGTAGAGAGAGTCGTCGCAACCTGCGGTACGTAGTACAGCCCGACCTTCCCGTTCATCATGTCCAGATAGAACTGGAACGGAGTCCCCGGATCGTCGGTCCAATTCCGGTCTGACCGCGAGAGATTCGACTTGTTCGTGAATTCCAAGGCCTCGCCATCAAACGCCACCCTCTGCACGAACTGGACATCGGACGGAAGGGTGTATTCCCCCTGATCCGCCACCGAGATAATCGTCGCCCTCTTTTCAATCGCCTCAGTCAACCGAGCCGCAGCGCCGATAGCCTCGTTCGCCCACGCCAACTTCATCGCCGCGGTCCAGAACACTTCGTTCGTGTCCCCCGTGATCTGCTTGAAGGCGTTGCTAAGATCCATGAAGGTCATCGCAACTGCCCCCCTACGCGCGAGGTCGTCGGATCGGTATAGCCCGGCGTCCCGCCAGAATACGGGCTGACGAACCGCGACCGAACCGAAGGCATCGCCTCGAAAGCAGACCGGAAATACAGGTTCGCCCGCTGCTGGTCGATCGTCGCGTACATCATGCCCATGACCAGCGGGACGTACACGCTGTCCTGAACCTCCGCGGGCATGGACCGCGCCACCAGCGAAAGGTTGACCGCCGTGTACGAGAACAGGTGCGTGATCTGAACCTTCTCCGCCGTCACCGTCTCCATCTTGGGCCACAGCAGGATGCGACTCGATTCGCTTCCGGGAGCGCCCATCAGGCAGTAGTGTGTCGGATACGTCCCGCCCGTGTCCCGCCAATCGACATCGGCCGCGTCCAGATCCGCGATCGTGCAAGGGAACAGAACGTCGTCGATGAAGTCGGTCCCGTTGACGCCGAGAACAACGGAACCGACTCCAATCATGCTGACAGGAAGGGGATAGTAGAGGGCGCCAGCGACCAGCGAGATCTCGGTTGTCGTCCAATCCGAGTCACATTGTTCCCCAACCATCATTTCGGCCTGATGGATCAGCGCAGCAAGGGCCGCATCCGACCAACGACCGGACGATTCGGGAACGAGGTTACGGATTTTGGCCGTCACTTCGCTGACGATGGCGCCCATTCTCCTAGCCCTTCCCGCAGTACAGGAACACGGTGTTGACCGCGTTCGAGCTGCCGGAACTCGCCACCAGAACGTGCGCGAAGGCCGACGCCTGAGTGGCCGTGACAGCACAGCTTGTCGCCGCGCCTGCGGTCGCGTGAGGAATCAGGTCGTGGCCCACGGTCGAGTCGCCCGTGCCGATCACGATAGCGACCTGATTCGGCCCGTAGGTCTGGATCTTGAGCGGAGCCCCGGAGGCCGCCGTCTCAAGCGCCACGCCACGAACCTGCTCCGTGACCACGCCCGTAGCGTAGACCTTCAGGGAATCGAAGGTGTCCGCCGTCAGGTCCGACTTGTAGCAGGTCACCAGATTGCCCGCGGTGATCGCTCCACCAGCGATAACCTCGATCGTCTCGATCTCCTGCTGAGTCAGGCCCGTACCGCCCTGATCCTGCCCGGCAACCGCACCGCTGCCGAACGGGCAGGTCAGGAACACCGTGTTCACGGGCTGCGCGGTCAGGGTCGAAGCGGTGATGACATGACCGAACGCGCAGTTGTGAGCGTCGGCATGGGTTGACGCCGTAGCGATGAACACCCCGGCGCTGTCGCCCGTGGTCAGAGCGTTCGTTTCCGAGGAGGTCGAAGCACTCTTGAGCGTCATCGCCACCTGATTGGGGCCGAACACCTGCATCTTGATCATCTGGCCCACGGCCGTAGCCGATTCCATCGCCACGCCGCAGACGTGCTGCGTCACAGCAGCCGCACGGTACACCTTGTTGGCGTCCGAAGTCGCAGCCGTGGCCCCTGACAGGTAGTGAGTCAGAGGATCACCAGCAACGATCGTCGCCACGCCAGCAGCGACCATGCGGTACACAGGAGCCGGGAAGGAGGATCCGGTTCCGCCCTGATCCACCCCTGCGATCGCACGGGCCGGCCCATGCGAGCAGTTGAGGAACACGGTGTTTACCGGCTGCGCGGCCGAACCGCTCGCCACCATGACCTGACCGAACATGGTCGGAACGTAGGTAGCGTGGGCTCCGGCCGTGCTGGTGAAGATACCGGCCGCACCGGGGACCATGTACTGGATCTTCGTCGAAGTTCCAGCATTGGTCATGGCCACCTGGTTCGGACCCCAAACCTGAATCCTGAGCATCGCACCGGAAGCGGCGGTATCGAGCGCCACACCAGCGACAAACTCAGTCGCCGCGCCAACGATATAGACGATGTTGTCGTCCAGAGTCGTCGCGGTCTTGTAGAAGCCGACTGCCTGGCCGGCGGTGATGGCCTCTCCGGCCTTGACAGTCAGCGTCAGGAAATCGGGCCAGGACTTACCAGTCCCGCCCTGATCCGGCCCGCCGATTGCGTATCCAGGCATTGAGACTCACCGCCTTACGAGTTGATGGTCCACGGGATCTTGTACAGGACCGAGTTCTTGAGGCGGTTCGGGGTGGTGATATTGCCCTCCCACAGAGCCGCCGAAGCGTACACGTCCTGCCACGGGAGAAGATCCTTGAACGGAGACACCTTCCAGTCCATGCCGGTGCGGATACGAAGCTTCATGAAGTTCGTGTTCCACAGGTACATGGTCCCGGTCAGCGGAGTGTTGTCCCAGTTCAGGTTGCCGCTCGCATCGCACATATGCTCCTCGAACGACAGCTTCAGTCCGCCGAGGGAGCCGATGGAGATGGACTCGAACCCGGACTGACCCTTGTCCGCCACGACGATCTGCTGGAGGTTGCGCAGAGCCCGCATCACGAGGCGGTAGGTGCGAAGGTCGCAACAGCCGCGATTCGGGATACCACCCATGTACTTCGCGGCCAGCAGGCCGGCAGCGTCGATCTTGTCGAGCAGGATCTTGTAGGTCGTGGCCGCGGCCGGAGTCTCGGTCGTCTCGTCAGCGGCCAGACGCGGATTGTCCCACCACGCATACGTCGCCGGAGCGAGGCCGCCGGGGTAGTACGACGTGCTGGTGCTGATGAGGCAGGGGAAGCTGTGGGGCAGAACGCCCGTGTTCGCGGTCTGCGCGGCCAGCCCGGTGGTCGTCGCGTCGAACAGGGTCTGCGAGAACTTGTTCTGCTCCGTCATCACGGCCTGCTTGAACTTCGTCTTCACCAGATCCTTGAGCTTGCCCTTGCCCGCATTGGCGCGGATGTCGGGGCCGGAAATGGCGATCGGGAGATGAAGCTCCTTGCAGGGGAACATGGCCTGCGTCACGCCATCGCTGCCGACGACGTTCAGGCGCTCCCACGGCTTGACGCCGGAGAAGCCGGTAGAGAAGTCGTACATGAGATCCTGGTCGATGGTTCGTCCACCGTCCCACGGCTCTCGGGGGAGTTCCGCTACCGTAGCACACGCACGGCCGACCACATCGGACAGCACTTCGGAGACGTTGTCCCCGACGTGGGCCAGAAAGGTGTCGATCGCGGCACTACGCGCGTTCGCGTTGGTCACAGCAGCCATTTCGTCTCACCATCTTTCAGCGCTCAGCCCGCTCCGCCCTGGATATCGCCGTCGATCATGTCGAAGAACTCATCCATGCTCTTGCCCCTGAACCTGTTTACGGGGGTCGTAGACCTCGCCGTGCCAGACCCGTTCGGGCGAGGAGTGACGGAAGCGGGGATCTGCGCTCGTCTCTTGTTTTCCTGTGCCGTTCGCGTCTTGCCGCCGACGCGAGAAACGGCCTCCTTGTAGAGCAACTTCAGGCCATGGTTGTTCCAGTACTGTGTCGCCCAGAACTGCTGCTCCTCGGTCTTCTCCTCCCAAGGAATCTCGTATCCGCCGAGTTCCTTGATGATGTTGATGACATCGGGGGTGCAGTCCGGCTGACTCTGGACCCAGGCTGTACGCGCCTGATCATCGGCCCGAAGCTGAGTCGTCTGCGTCTGCGCCTGCATCTCGGCCTGCAACGCGCTGATCCGCTTCTCCGCGGCCCGGTTCGCCGCCCACTCCTGCCGAGCCAGCATGGAGGCGTCATACGCTTCCTCGCTGGAGCGATCGACAGGGGGCGGCCCGTCCGCGGTGCCGGTATCGGCACGTTCTGGCCTAGCAGATGTCTGACCGCGGCTTTCAAGCGCCTCGATCTTCTTCCGAAGGAGACCAAGTTCGGTCATCGCTCGACGGACCTTGCGACCGTGATCACCGGGCAGGACATTCAGGTCGCCGGACTTCTCGAACGATTCGTGCCAACTCGGCTCCTGCGGTTCGGGCGGAGTCTCCCCTGCGGGGTCTTCGCCCTCTCCACTTTCCGCTCCGTCTTCGCCTTCTCCGGTTTCGCCTTCGGGTTCAGCGATGTCTCCCAAGTCGAGTACAGCCGTCTCGGGCGGGAGTTCGCCAGCCTTCGGGGAGGTTTCCGTAGTCGGGTCCATGATTCACGCTCCTTGGACGATCCGGTTACGCCGTGCCGTCCGTCATGTCGAGTCCTTTAGGTGGCTCGAAGTCAACCTTCGCAAGCACCTCGTCGCAGATGGCTTCACGCTGGCGATTGCGACGTTCCTTCGCCAGAGAGTTGATGGTATTCGTGGCGTCCCGCTGCTCGACCGGGGACGGCCCGTGATGTTTCTCGACGTAATCGACTTCCTTGAGCAACCGACCATCGCCCATGTCGTCGTCGCTCAACAGAGCGCCCTTGATGTAACCGCTCGGGTGTCGGCTCGGCAGATCGCCTCCGATGCCGATACCGGAGAAGTCGCGCCACATCCACGCGCCACACCGCGGGCAACGCAGCATCGGGTTGTCTTCATCGGGCGGGAACGCTTCGGCGCTCCTCTGCCCGCAGTCGCACCGGAATCCGCAGATGTGCGGTCCCTGGCGCTTGTCGATGAACTTGTAGCTCATGCCGCCCCCCTAAGTAGCGGTCCCATCTGGCCGCCCTGCTGCATCAGCATCTCGCCGGTATTCTCCGGCGGTCCAGCGCCCTCTCCGGGGCCGATCTGACCGGGGACCGGAGGCGCGCCCGCGTCCTGAGCAGCGCCCGGAGCCGGAGCATTCATCGCCGCGGTCTGCTTCTGCGCCGCTTTGACGATCGCGTCGATCACGGAATCATCCCTGATTCCGAACGTCCCGAGGATGGTCCTCGCCACCGGCTTCTCCGTCATCAGCCACGGACCCTGCACGGTCGCGTTCAAGACCTCGATGATCTGCGCCTTCTCCGTCTGCTCGTTGCGCGGCATCATGTCCTGAACGTCCACGGTCACATCGAAGTCGCCCACGATGTCGTCATGGTTCACGATCATCTGATGCAAGCGGCCGTCCGCTCCGTTGATCGCCACGGCGAGTTCCATCGTCATGTTGCCCTGAATCGAGTCGTCGAGCTTCTTGCCGAGTTGGCGAATGGCTCCGGCTAAGAGGTTCCGGTGCGCCTCCTCGCGTAGTCCCTGGCTTCCCTGCCAGATCGAGGCTTCGGTGGCGGAATCGGCCTGCCCTCCGCCAACTCCCTGACCGGCGAGGCGATTGAAGTGCTGCTCCTGGAGCCGAATCGCCATCGGGATGTCCTGAGACATCGGAGGGAAGTTGACTGGAACGACCAGCCCCTCGATCGGGATCTGCGCGGCGACATCGACCTCAACGATCTCTCCGTCGTCGGGACTGGTGAGTTTGTCCATCTCCTGCGGATTGAATGTCCCCTTACGGGCGACTGCCTTGCGCGCCGAACGCGAGGCCGCGGAAAGCAGGTGCGTGTTGAACCGATCGTAGTTCTGGTTCACAGGGACCAGATCGGCCAGCAGGGGCCGGTAGTACCACGATCCGCCAGACTCACCGGTGCGCGCCCTGATGCGTTCCTCAAGCCGCTCGATCACGAACGGGTGCTTATCGACTCCACGCGGGATCTCGGTATCACGCAGTTTCTTGTCGTGTCCATCGGCAAGGACGACGAACCGGTTGTCCTCCCACAGCCACAGGTAGTAGAGTCGAACAACGTCATCGTCGTTGTCGGTGTCCTGCTCGGAGTCGATGGCGCGAGCGATCAGATTCCCCTGGTCGTCGTAGCGACCGGTGGCCTTGAGACTGGCCGTGTTCTTGAAAATCTTGTCGCGCTTGACTGCCTTGAGGGGACGGATGACCTCCATCCCGATCCACGAATGGCTGTTGATACTGTTCTCGCCATCGGGGTCAAACAGCATCCGGCGATACGGGACCCACTCGACGAACCATTGCTCGCTCGTAGGCGTGACCATTGGGATCGGATTGCCGTCTTCGTCTTCCTGAAGCTCGCCCTTGTCGTCGTGGGCCATGCCGGACAGGTCGGGCAGACCGGTCATGGGATCGGGCGGGACCTCCTCGGCACCAACTCCAGGCTCGACCGTTTCGTAATCGGCCAGATACCCGACCATCAGCACGCCAATGGCCATCAACGCGGACTTGTCCATCAACTGAATGGCCTGCAACATATTCAGGTCCGGGTGCTGCGCCACGAAGTTGAGCGTGTCCTCGGAAACCCGGTAACGCGGAATAGCCTCCTGCACGGACTGTCCGGTAACGGAGTCGTAGACATCGACGGGAACCGGAGCATAGTCGGTCCTCTTGACGGGACGCAGGACGAAGCGCGGCGCGCGAGGCAGCACCGCGGACTGACGCTGACGGATGAAGTCGGCACAGAGATTGATTCTCGCCGTATCCTGACGCTGAAACTCGCGCTTCTTCTTGGCCCATTCCTGACCGTCAACCATGTCCTCGATCACGGTCCACATGGGAACTTCGAGGTCGCGGCGTTTCTGCGACCGGCGGATACGGTCGTACAAGGAACGCACGTCCTTGGTCATCGCAGATGTCGGCACCTTTACTGGGGTTCCGTACACGGCTGCTCCTTGACCACGTTCGCGGACATCAGGCATCCGCAGAAGACGCAGAATCGGCCTTCGCTGTACGACACGCTCCGCTCTTCGTGCCAATGCTCGGGATTGTTGCGGCAGACGTAGCGCACGATCAACCCCGCGATGTGAGAGCCACGGAACTCGTCTCGAATCTTCTGCTCAAGAGCGTCGGCATCGCAGCGGTAGAACAGCGTGTGCTTGTTGTACCGCTTCGTGACCTTAGCAACAGGCGCCGGCGCGTCCTTCTCGGATTCCATTCTCCCTCTCCCTGTCCTTGATAAGTCCGGCCCAGTAGTCCCACGTCAGCCAGGTGTCCTTCTTCTCCTGCTGCACCTTGAACTCGGGCAAGGAGTCGAGAACCAGCGCGGCCGCGTCGAACCAATGGTTGTTCTTGTCCATGATCTCTTCGGGCTGGTTCCGATGGATCGCTGCCTTCTCACTCAGTTTCTTGTACATGAGCAGGCGGGACTCCCATTGTCCCTTGGGGCAACCATCCGTGATGAAGGCCCTGATGTCAGTCGGGTTACTCCAGTACTCGGACCTGAGTTTGACCGACACGGCGTAATCCTGGCCACGGCGCCCCGGAACGAGGTCGAAATCAACCCCGGCAAAGTATTCGCCCCAAGTGTGATTGGCTCCGTCGAGGCCGGGGTGCGTGGCCTGGTTCAAGATCGAGGGGTCAGCGATCGTGTACTTGACCCGATCGTAGTACTTCCAGCCCTTGATCTCTGCGACCAGTTCCCTGTAGTTCTTGCACGGCTTATAGACTTCGTGGATGAACCAGAGCCGGTTCTGCTTGTCCACACCGACGACGACCCACGCGGACGGATTGCGCGTGCCGAGATCGAAGCCAGCGTACAACTGCATGGCCTCGATATCCGCGTCGGTCGGCACGGGCCTGAAGATGGGGCATAGGGGATCGGCCAGTTGAGGAAACACCGGCTCGCTATCTCCAACCTCTGCGTTCATCTCCATCTCGCGCTGCCAGCCCTGATCGGCCATGCCGAGCGGATACCGCTTGCTGATCCTCTGGACCCACGCCTTTCCTGATTCGGTAGCAGGATCCTTGTCCGGGTCTGCGCTATAGTGGATCGTCAGCACGGGGAACCCGTACTTGCTCATGTAGAAGTCCATTCCCTTGGGGATGTTGACGCGATCGAGCAGTTCCGCAAACGGATTCTCTGATTGGTCCTCGTCTGCTCCGCGTTCGGTGATTCTCCAGTAGAACGACTGCTGCGCGGTGGACGCCATGAGGAAGAACCCGCCGCCGTGAACGGCCGGCAGGATCTTGTAGTACGCGCCCTCGAACTCCTCCTGTAGCGCGGCCTCGTCGGAGCAGAAGCCGGTCGCGGTGTGGGACGCGACCTGATCGGCTCCCTGCGGAGCGGCGATGACGCGGCTGCTGTTGAGGCCAATCAACTCGCCGCGCTTGTTGCCGTCCCCTCGCGCCACGGCCGGATCGCCAAGCCATGTCGGGAGGTTGCGAATGACGAACGCCATACGTCCGCCATCGGGATCCTCGCGGCCTTTGCTGATCGCTCCGAGAGCGTCGGATTCCTTCTTGGTCTGGAACAGGATCTCCGAGTACGGCCGCCGCCAAGCGACCCAAGCGAGGAACACCACCTCGCACCACGTGATGAGGATCTGGCGCGACTTGCGGATCCCGAGCATGTGCGAGATGTCCTCGCGCTCTGGATCGAAGCCCATGAGGAAGCAGAGCATCACGAAGGTGATGTAGTCCTTTTCACCGATGGGGAACTTCTTGACCGGGTTGTTGTGGTCGTGTTCGTCCTTGGTCTTGACGTGCGTGAGCCATTCCCACAGCCCGGAGTCGGCATAGGCGTTCTCGTAGGTTCCCCACTTCTGGAGTCTGGCAAAGATGACACCCTGACGGATCTTCTCCGCCTTGGTGAGTCCGGTTTTGACGCCGACCTTTACCATCATCGGTCCTTAGAATACCTGGACCTGGATTGTATCCCCTGCCGTGATGTTCAGAATCCGCAGGCTGTCGATCCCGGTCGTGACCACTCCACCGGGCGCCTGAACGGTCCAGACCTGCGAGTCCCAGATTCCGTTGCGTTTGGTCCTGATCCTCGCGTCCCCGACAAGGGGCTGGATCATGGTCTGGTTGATGCCGAACACGTTGTTCGGCAGGGCAATGGTGCCTACCGCGGTGAGGCGACGTGTCGAGCCATCCTTGACCGTGATCGCCTTGGTCCTGGTGACAGATCCTGCCGCGTTGGCTGCCGTCACGCTGATCGTGTACGACCCAGCCTTGGCGTAGGCGTGGGTGAACACGCTATCGACACCGGCGTAGGTCCGGGTCGCTGTGGTCGGAGTGGTCGAATCGCCCCAGTTGACCACGATCGAAGATGGCTCCCGACGCCGAGTCGTGTAACTGGAGCGCGCAGAAGCCTGATACCACGTCAGGTTGTACGTGAACAGGTTCGGATTGTAGACGGAGAAGCTATCGACCGTGGCCTGGACGATGGCATTGAGGGTATTGCTTGCCGTGGCCTTGGCCGAGAACTCCGGGGGCAGGACTTCGAGTGAGTCGATCGCATTGCCCACGTTGTCAGCGCCGCGGCTGCCCAACCCGGAGGGTCCGATGATGAACACGTAGACCCGATGCGTCGTGCTGGCCGTAGCGCCGGAGTAGGTCAGATCCTTCAGCACCGGCCTGAACTGAACCTGAGTATCGCTCCAGCTGACGAGCGGCTGGATGTACCGCTTCGTGCAGTTGCGGTACACGATCTTGTCGCCCAGCTCGACTCGGCATGGGGAATCGGAAATGTAGATGTCGTCGTAGAAGGTCTTGGCTGGCATGGAGCGCGTCGAGTCCGCGTTCATGAAATACATGCCGCCGTTGAACTTGACCTTATCGAAGTGGTTGCTGGCGCCGAGATTCGCGCTCGATCCAGTCGAATCGAGGACGGCATAGTTCAGCGACGAATAGAGTCGGCTGGTGGTGGTGCCGTTGCCGACCACGGCCCACAGATCAGACCTGTTCCATTGGTTCACCAGGAGCTTGTAGCGGGACTTCGATCCGAGCAGGGTTGTCGCGTCGTAGGTTGTGTTGACCATGGTGCCGAGGCGGGTGCTGTCATGTGCGGCATGGAACCGGGCCGGATTGAGGAAGAAGGCTTTGATGTTCGCGTCCGCGGCGTTGGCCTCCACACTCATCACGACGCGGTACGGTTCATGCGCCAGGTTTAGATTCGTCGTGTCTACGAGGTCGTACCACCAGCACGACACGAACAGCTCAGTAGCGGAACTGGGGAGAATGCGTGTGCTGGGAACGCCGAATGTGGACCAGGCGTTTGCCTGCCAGTCGGTTCTTCGGATCGTGCCGACCTTGCCTCGCGTGGCGTCGAACATCAGGGACCGTGTGCCGCTGTGTCCGCGCGTGGGGCTGAGAGCCCAGCCATAGGCTTCGGCATTGGTGCCGTAACCGGACATCCAGCGCAACTGCGTGACGTTCGCAGCGACTCCGTTATACGGGGCTGAGAAGGGATTGATAGACAGGGCGCCGGAAGTATCGGGAACCGCGCCGTTGAACCATTGCGGACCCTCGAAGTCCTCGTAGTAGGCCCATGTCGGGCCTGTTCCACCCGCGGCGAGCGCGGTCCCTACGATCGTCACCACGGTCGTATCGGGCCGTCCCGCCCACCGCGTTACCGCAGGATTCGCGGCCCAAGCAACGCCGGCGAGCATCCCGGCCGTCACCAAGACCAGAACCCCCGCCAACGATGCTCTACGCTTCATCCCGCCACGCTCCTTGCTGACGTGCTGTACCTCCAGGTACGCTCCAAATGTGACATGTACTTCCAGGTACGCTTTACGTACCTACAGGTACATCTATCATGCGGAATCGGCATTGTCAAGGGTTAAAGTGAAGAATATTCTTCAATCACGGAATTGACTGTCCGTAGTTCCATGTGGAACGTGGCAAGAAAGTGGGCGGCCCCCGTGGACCGCCCCATCAACCGGCAGATTTCCGACCTACCCCTTCAGTCGCGTCCTGACGGGGCCAGAGAAGTTTGGCCCGTTGTCTCCGTCTGGATCAAGGGCAGGACCGACAATGGCGCACCTTCCCATTGTCGGCTCGTACTCTCCCCATTCGCAGATCGTGGCACCTACAGGAGCTTCGTCTATGTGCTTGTGACACCACACCTTGAAGTCTTCCCGTGGATACAGAAAGTCTCCAATGTGCATCTCGACGCCGCCGCCCTGCATCCCGCAGACTTCGCATAGTGCCGTGTAGCAGTCGCACATATCGCCCCCTACCGCGGAGAGTGTTCGCCGCAGGTGTCATCCGACATCTTGGCAACTACCATTGGATGCGCCCGGCAAATGCCGCTTTCCTTGAAGTCTAGCGGGCGGTAGGGCTTGTACGGCCCATCAGGCTTGAACCACTTGCATGTTTCACAGGACACGCCAAGCACAATCGCAGAACCTGGGTTGAACCGGCACGTCCCGCAGGTCGGGGGAGGCGGTTCATGGCCGGGAAGCCACGGCCTCTGCGCCTCTTCCTGCCACAAGGGCTTCCTGACGCCAGACGCCACCGCGGTCAGCGCCTCAAAGTGCCTTTCCAGCGCCCCGATCCTTAGCGCCAACTCCCCGATCATGCCCCTCAGCTCCAACGAGGTCTGAGCCTCCATCTTGGCGCCGCGATCAAGGCCCTCGACCCTCTGAGCAACGTCTTCAAGGTCTCCCTTCCTCGACATTGCCGGGAATCCCGTTCGCGGGTCCCCACGGCCGTCTATCAGGCCTACCCTCACCACAAGCCGGTCGATCTGCCCCTGAAGATCACTCTCCTTCGACATCGCTTGCCCCCTTCTCTTCCGTCGCCTCCGCTTCCTCCGCCGTCAACTGCTCGATGTAGAGCCGAGCTAGATCCCTGCCGGCCCGGATCGCCCCAGACTGATGCTCCGGCGGGAACAGCGGAGCGTATGACGCGATGAACCGCTGCTCCATCTCCATCGCCCGGTCCCGCGCACCCACCGCGTTCAGCATCCCCTGCAACCGTCCCACCGCAGCCCTCAACCGCACGTTCTCCTCACGACACGCCGCCAGATTCAACCCCACCATCTGTCCCATCTGATCCCTCCTTCGGCTCCAGGTACGCCAACAGCGACGCCACCGCCTGATCCTCCTTACACCGCAACAGCGACCGCCACGAAAACCACGTTCTCGCCTCGTATCCGCTACAACTGGCAACTGCCGCGTGGATGATCCTGCACGCCGGGCACACCACATGCGCCTGCATCGCTATCGTCCCGTCAGGAACGCTCCACTCAACAGGCGTCGGGGCGCACCAGTCAGCAACGTTGATCGTCGCACATTGAAGATCCCGGCCACACTTCGGGCACACACTCCCCGGAGGACATCCCCTATCCCTCGCCATCTCCGCCCTCCCCTCGATCTACGGCCTCGCTGATCGCTCTCTCAAGACACGCCAGCCGTATCCACGTCGAAACCGCCACCCCTGCCAACTCAGCCGACAGCCGAAGCAACTTCTCCTCGCTCTCGCCAAGGCGGAGCATCACCACCCGATCCCTCGACATCCCAACCACCTCCACCTCCAACCCTACTATACCCGTATAGCAACGTCAACTCCCAAATGATTTACAGTCAATCAACACCGCAACTAAGCCCGGGAAAATGAGATTTTGCGCGAGGACACCCATCACGTCATCACATGGCCCCCGGCGTGGGCGGAGGGTACCCCCGGTCGGACCTAGCTCACTCCGCTCGCGCGCCTGTCTTTCCAAGCGCGAGCGCCCAGCCTGTCCTGCATGGGGATGGCCTAGGGTGTGGTCTATGCGCGCCGGTGCGCTCTATCGCGGAGTGAAGCGATCAGCTTAACATAATGGGTATTACGTTAAGTTGGAGATAAGTCACTGCAGTGGCGCGGCTTATGAGTGAACGGCGGACGGGAGCGCCTGAAGCCGTGGAACATCGGCGACTTTCGCCTGCATCCTGTACCCAGCGGGACACAATCCGGCGCGCCAGGATGCCCGTAGGCGAACGATCTACCCTTCGCCCTTATCAGGGGCCGGGCCGTTTGCCGCCGACTTGAACAGCTTTAGCACGGCCGGACCCTCGATATCCTCCGGTGCCTGGGTGGCAGGAGCGGCATAGCTAACCGTACCGCTATGCGAAACACGCTGCATTCCATATCCGGGGTGCCGGTTGTTCAATACGGCCATCATCGCCGTAACCCGTTGCGACGACGCGGTTATCTCTCCGCTGGCCAAGGCGAAAAGGGATTTTTCAATGCCTTCCACACGCCTACGGGAATACTCATCCACGATTTCCCTAAGTTGGCCGGTTTCGTCGTAATTGATGCATTCGCTTAGGGCGGTGGCGTCTATTCCGAAGGCGGAGTGCATTTCGCCGATGATTCCGATGGCGTTTTCTGCGACCTGCCGGAAGCGGGGGATATCGGCGAGGAGGGTTTTGGTATGTTCGTCGATCCAGCGGAGTGAGTAGGGCATTGGTGACCTTTCGGGGGTTGGTGCGCGCGGGGCGGTTTGTGGAGCCTGGGCTTAGGTGTCGCGGCCCCGCTTGGGGACGGCTCACGCTTCCGCTTCCGCCGGGGCGCTCTTCTCTCCCGTGCGGCGCTGGCAAATAAGAGGGGCGTTGGCTGAGAATCTGTCAAGAAGAATCTTCAACAAACTTCTAGGTGTACTTGTGGGGACAGGTTAGACGGTTGCGCGCCTTGATTGATTGAGGCGGCGGAGCCTTTGGGCGGGTGCATAATCTGTTAAGTTGGGGGGCAAGTGCTTGAATTGGCGAATAGCGGGTCATTCTCAATTGCCGATTGTTGGGGTTTAGCGTCTAAATGGCGCGTGTTTCTTTTGGTGACCGGGCGGTCAGGCATGGTCCTTGATTGGCGCATCCTGTTCGCACCCTGCCCGCACGGTCCCGGCACCATGCCCGACCTAGGCGAAAACGAAACGAACCTTCCCGGAGTAACTCAGGACAAGATTTGTCGCGTAATAATTCGGCCAATGGGCGCGATATTCTGGGGTTATTCGGCCGTCGCCCTAGCGGACGTTTACGCAACCCTCCCGGAGGGCGATAATATGGTAGTCAAGAGCGCACCGCACACACCGAACAAGGGGGACGATCATGGCGCACAGTTACTACCACTGCGAACGCTGCGGAACCGTCTACACCGATACGGCGGCGGACTTGCTCGCGGTTTCGGATGCCCCGTGCGTCAACTGCGGCGGGACGTTCGGACTCGAACCGGGAGCGGCAGACCCCGACAAGTTGGAACCGGTTTACGGCGTCAAGCGGACGCGCGACGGTCGCGGGCAGTATGTCGGTTGCTTGGGATTCCGCGACTAGCCTAACACGCCACGGGGCGCAAACTCTAGCAAGGGAGGTGAACAATGCAGGTGAGAATTTGCAGGGCCTGCCGGGGCATGTGGAGCGCCTGGGGCGGCGCCGATGAGTACGATTGGGCGTGGCCTACGACCGGAACGCTCGTCAAGACTGTGACCGATGAGGCGGCAAAGCGGCTCAAGCTTTGCGAGTGTGACCCGGACAAGCCCGAACCTCGGGCGAAACGCACGGTTTCCAAGTAACGGGAGGGATTGAAGATGGCGACCACGATACGATACGCCTGCGGATGCGAAGAGACGGTTGAACGTCTGGCCCCGTGCTATCAGGGTTCGCCCCTTCCCACCGAAATCTGGCACGACTTCGCGTGTGCTGAGTGCCACGCATGGGCATGGCGCCGGCAGCATTCGGACGCCCACGCCCGCCGCGCCGCCGCCTTGAGAGGGGAATAACGATGGACGCGAAACACGCGCTCGACACCGTTTGCCACACAAGCGAGCGGACGCACCACGGGACCGTCTACACCTTGGGCGACCTGCGGTTTCCTGACCTTCAGGGGCGCCAGATCGTCGCCACGCTTGAGCATGGAACGACCGTTTACCGCTGGAACGACAAAGGGGAGTGAACGACATGCGAAACGATCCTTATTTCTGCAAGGCCCGCTTTGCGGGAACCTGTCCCGAAACCGGCAAGCCGATCCGCAAGGGCGACGAAATCGCCTATTTCCCGCGCGACCGCAAGGCGTACCACGCCGACAGCAAAGCGGCCGATCAGGTCCGGGAAATGATGTTCAACAAGTGCTATGGCATGGATGATGCGAACTGGTAACTGAACCGCCGGCGCTGCCGGCAGAGGGGGAAAAATCATGGCAGTAGGCGTTTACACTTCGCCAGCCGAAGATTCCGCGACGATCCGTGCCGCCTTCAAGCGCATGGGGCATACCTCGCGGGCCGTGTCCGTCCGATGCAACAGCTACAGTATGGGAAGCTCTATCGACGTGGTTGTGAAGGACCCGACGCTACCCTTGTGGCGGGCCGAGAAAACGGCAATCGACGTTGCCGAACACATCCGGCATTGCCCCATCAGCGGGGAAATCCTGTCCGGCGGAAATCGGTTCGTGCATGCCCGTCATTCTCGGGAGTGCCGCGAGATTCTGGCCCGACGCCACGAATCCGACCTTATCGACGCTCTGGCGGCCGCCACCGTCGCCGATGACCGCAACGCCATTTTCCGCATTCACAACGCGAACAACGTAGGGGTTGCGATTGTCAGCGCCAACAACTGTCGGCTGTGGGGATTGGGCGACCACGGACGCGCCGGAGTGCAGGCGTATTGCGGCAACGCCGCCGCCATCACCGAGATTGCCTATCTGGTGTCCCTGTACGACGACGACCAGCGCAATCCGGGAGAGGAATAGCCCATGCTTCCGGGCGATCAAATGAAAACGACGCACCGGGCGCGGGTTGTCGGGACTGACATAGCGTGGCCAGCAACGGAGTACATGCTGCGGCGCGCCTTGTTGGACGCTTTCAAGCTGCGCGCCGAAGTGAAAGAGGACGGGGGAAACGTTTCAATCGTCTACCGCGACGGAATCAGGGTCGATTATCAGCCTGTCACAGAGGGGGAATAGCGCCATGTTGAACTGCGAGAAAAACACAAAGTCCATGGAAAAGAGCATCCGCGGGGCGTTCCGTGAATACGCCCGCATAAGGACTTTCGACACCGCCTATGAACACGGTCAATGGTGGGTGATTCTCAAGAGCGGGCTCACCTATTCCGTGGGCGATTCAAACTACGATCGCGGCTTCTGCTTTGAGGAAGTTTCACACGGGGACGAGGAGTAGCGCCATGACCGCAAGCGAAATCGTAGCCCAGTCCCGCGCCCTGTGCGCGGAGGTAGCCGACCAGTTGGTGCAGCTCGCGCTCAAGCGGAAGGCGGAAGCCGACCGGCGCGCCCGGCTGGAATCCGACCTTGCCGAGCTTCGCGCTTCCGTGGTCGCCATTCAGGCGGCCGTTAAGGCAGAACTGAACGGGGGGGAATAGTATGCCAACCATGACGCGAGAGCAGGCAATCGACCTGCTACACGCCGCCGAAGGTGCCCTGCATTGGCTTACCGGCCAAGGGACGGGCGAGGCGATGGGTCCGAGTTCGCAGCCGCTTCTGGCAATCGACGAACTGCGGCGCGCTATCCGCAAGATCAGGGGGGAATGACGCCATGAAAGCCCGCCTGAACGCCTACGATGGCCGTGGCGCGCCGATCATGCGGACGGGGAGCATCGGCCAATGGGCCGACCCCGCGCCCGCCTGCGCGAAGCCCAAGCGCCACGAACAGGTGATTTACATCATGGACGAGGCCGCGAACGTGGAGATAGACGGCGTGACTCCTGTTTGCTCCTGCCTCAAGGGGGAAAAGCGCCCGTCCCTGCGCGAGGTCGCGCTTTCGGTTCTCGCCCGTCTGGCCGATGGCCGGCGGGAGTGGTAAGTCAACCGCCCCAAGGGGCAAGGGGGAATCATGGGCAAGGAATTTTTGCCGCTGGCCGTGGGCATCGACACGGACGCCGAGCGGGCTCAGATCGTGGCAGCCAACGGAATGCACGTTTGCTATGTCGAGGTGTCCCCGGTCATGGACACGGCTCTTTCCATCGTCCGCGCCTGCAACTCGCACGACGCCCTGGTGGAAGCTCTGGCGTCGTGCGCCGACTATCTGGCGGAATTCTACGAGGAAGGGCGCGAGCATCACGTTATCAAGCTGGCAGATGCCGCCCTCGCCGCCGCAAAGGGGGAATCATGACGCTCTACGAATGCCCCGATTGCGGCGCCTACTACCTGCCGAGCGCCGCGATCATGCTACGCGAGGCGCACGGGGGAAACTGCGCCATCTGCGGCCATGCCATCGCTCCGGCGCACCGCTCGCCCGATCCCACCGACCCGTGGGAAATGCCGATGTCACGCCGCGCCGCGATGGAGGCGGTTGCGGCGGAAGCCTGAAACAAGGGGGAAGATCATGGGAGACAGAGCCAACATCCGCATGATGGAAGGCCAGGACAGGGGCGTCCACCTGTACACGCATTGGGCCGGGACAGAGTTGCCAGCCACGCTCCAGAGGGCACTAGCCCGTCGCCTCCGGTGGGACGATCACGCCTATCTGGCGCGGATCGTATTCGACGCCATGACAGAGGGGGAAACCGGAAGCGAAACCGGGCATGGCATCTCAATAGAGCCGTGCGACGGGCAAGACCGCGTGCTGGAAGTGGACGCCGACAAGCGTCTGGTGCGGGTGAAAAACGGGGAAACCGGATTCATATACCGCGTGTTCACCTTCGACGAGTTCGTGTCTCTCGACGAATCGCTCTTGTCGTGGGAGTCCTTGCGGGGCGAACCTACAGGCGCGTAGGGGGAAAAGATCGGGGGCGGTCGCGGGGCCGCCCCTTTCGTTTGTTAAGACTTCGCGCAAAACTCTGATTAGGCTTGAGCACTATTAAGATCCGATGACCAAAGAGAACGGGGTGAGGTACTAGCCCACCCCGTCACCCGGAGGCTACCCGGTCCCGGGCGGTTGCAGCGCCCGGAGCCCCGCGAGCAAGCACGGGGCGCGATGCTGGTGCACATCGGGAACAAGATATCGCTAGCTGGGATCGGTGTCAACTAGACTTCTCTGGAACCGGCCAAGTCGTTCGGTCACGGCACCAAGCGTCTCTAGGGTTGACTCGGCATCCCACGTGCTGCGCCAGTCGCCCGCCTCGTCTTTCCAGACGAGAAAGAAACTGGTCGCGTTCTTTAGGTCGTCCACCACGTCATGGCGAATAGAGGCGCGACCAAGTTCGTCGTCAATCGATCCCATTTTACGCCTCGCCCTCGATCCAGTCAAGCGCTCCGTCGATAGCCGCCGCCACCCCGAGCAGAACCAGCAGGATCACCCACGGGGTTGCCAAGATCAGGCGCACCGCAAGGGGCGGCTTCATCGGTCCTCCCTCGGATCGTCCTCGTTGATCCGCTCGTCCTCGCGGTGCGCCTCGTCCTCCCGCTCCCGCTGCTGTTCGACCTCGTAGGCTTCGGCGCATTCCTCGGAGCAGAACCACAGAGCGCCCTTGCCCTCGCACGCTTGCCACTCCAGCGCCGCGCAGTCCTCGACCTCTGAGCATTGGGCGCACTCGTGGAAATACTCCTCGTCGTCACGTTCGGCCTTGCTCATCGTCTCGCACCCCTTCCGCTACGATCATCAGCCCCACCAAAACGTAGACCAGCGCCTTGTTGTTGAACACGAACCTACCAGCCTCGCCTAGCCGACCAAACGGCGGCGTGAAGATACACCAAAGCCCACAGTTGAGGCTTAACACAGCCAGCCAGAACAGCCCCCGCCGGGTGGAGCGCCAAGGCGGCCAGAACGAGGTCCACATTCGCGCAGCGCAGCGAACCAGCGATGCCGCCTCCCGGCCCGGTGAAGCAAGCGCCAAGCGCAAGGATCGAAAGCACCGGCCACCTACGCCACGCCTCGCCATCGAACAGCCTCCAGGTCAGAACCCCCGCCGCGATCACCAACGCCCCGTAGATCCGCGTCCAGCCGTCTACGAAGTCCATCCCCTTGAGCCACGCGAAGAACACGGCCGCACGTTCAGGGTAAACCCACGGAGCGGCTTCGGTCAACGGCAGTCCGTTCGCCTTGGCGTAGTAGACGGGATAGTCGTAGGGGAAATTGGCAAGCTGCCGGATCGCTCCGGGCATCGCCCACATCGCCCACGCCACGCCGATGATCCACGCCCAACGCCTCACGGCTTGCGCCCGAATAGCCAACCGACCAGAACGAAGCACGCCGCGAAGATGCACAGCGCGATAAGGAGGACTATCCCGATGGACTCAAGAACGTGCAGCATCGCGCCTCCTGTGGGCCTCCATGCCCGGCCGTCGATCCGTCTAGGCGGCTACTTCCTCAACCACCAGAACAGGTCGATCACCGCGAGAAGAAGCAGGAACCTGTCCACGGTACACCTCCTTTCATCTCACCGAATCCTCCCACGCCACGCCCCTACAGCCCGCACTTGGAATAGTGCGCGACCAACTTCCGCATGTCGTCTAGATGCTTGCGCGTGGCCTCTGTCGTGGCGTCACCGCTGACCGCATCGGTCGGGCGCACTCCAGCCCGCCACAGGTCGTCCATGAGTTGCTTCGCCGCGACCATCGACAGCACGCCGAAGACGTTCAGCCGTTCGTGATCGTTCCGCTTCTCATGGCTGATGTAGATTCCGGTCACGGCGCCGTCGAAGTCGCCCTTGTAGTCAAGTTGCATCCCGTACAGAGACAGCCCGGGGCCGCTACAGAAATCCTCTGAGGCGCGAATCCTGAGCCCGTTGTCCCACGGCCCGAGCGGGCCTTTCGTATTCACGGCGTCCCTCCTGTCGTGTCAACCCACGCCACGCCCCGAACGAGCGCGATCGTCATCGAGAGCCATCCGAATCTGAGCGTCGTCCCCGCCCTCTGGTACTGCGCGAGCAGCCGCGGCGGGAAGTAGGGCAGCGACGCGACGGACCACGGCGACGGGCGGCCCAGCGCGTCGAAGCATTGGCACTCGACCTTCTGCGGCACGTCCGGATCGGGGGTCACGACGTGATTCGAGTCCGTCACGACTTCGTAGAACGTGAAGCCGGACGGGTCGAACGCGCGCCACCGCCACTCGACGCACGGCGAGCCGGTCGTTGGGTAGGGCGCGGTCCACGGCGCGGCGGTAGCGTCAACGGCGCACGCCAGCAACAGCGCGAGGCCAATCATCCCCGCTGCGTGAATGATTAAATAAACTCGCCTGACAGGCCCATCCATCCGGTCTGAATTATCAAGCACCCATCCTAGGATATTAATCCACACGACCACGCCGACCATCACGATACCGATCGACAGCATCACGAATTCCTCCTCTTTTCGGCGAGCAGGAGAAGGGCGAGGGCTACTCGCACGACTTGCGCTCCTCGGCTTCGATTTCAGACACCACATCGCGCAGGGTCGATTCCACGGCCTCGGCGCGACGCAACAAGGCAACGGCGTTGGCATACGTTTCGCGGGCCTCGGACAGTCGCTCCACCGCCACAGCCAGCATCCTGTCGATCTTCTGGTTATTGCTCATTCCGATTCCTTTCTGCGAAGGGCGAGGGCGAGGCGGGTCATCATGACCGCCCCCTGTGCCTGAGAGCGCGACGCCACGACTTGCAGGTGACTGCCTTCAGGTCGAGCCTCCGCGCCCGCTTGGAACGCAACCTCGCCCGCCGGTTGTCGGCGAAGGCGCGGCGCTCGGCGTAGTGGTCTCTCATCCACGGTGCGCTTGGCCGTGGGCGCAGTACGCGCTTCGTCGTCCACCCCGGATGCCGCTCCATGATCATCCCCACAGCACGCCACCCCCTCCGCACGCCTTACACGGGTACGGTCCCGTGCTGGTGCTGGTCCATTCCTGCTGATCTCCTGCGACACCCGGGGGCTTGCTGACGAGTCCGATCCCATCGCACGCCGGACACTTGTGCGGGAATGTCGTCGGCATCGGCGTGTACCAATACTGCATCGGCGGCCAGTAGTGTTGGGGCGGAAAGTCTCCTGTCGGCATGCTCATCCCCTCCCCGCCAGCGCCGCGGCGCTGATGTTGTCCGAAGGTCCAAGGATCTGCCCCGCGCACCACGGCCCGACGCTGAATGCGTAGTGCAGCGACCTATGCCCCCGGAATCCGCGCGTGCAAATGAGCGCGGCCTGTAGGTGGCCGAGCATCTTCCCTGCGAACCACATCTCGCGCGCCATCGTGGCCGGGTTGTCGTACAGGGTGCCGCGCTTCACGCCTACCCCCTCCCCGCCATCTCGCGCACGGCGGACGGCAGATTGAAAAGCGATTCCTCCATCAGTTGGTCGAGCAGCGCCACCCTGTCCCCGCAGAACACGCAGACGCGAATCAGGTACGCCTCGAACTCCCCCGCTGCCAACTCACGCTCCGTCACTACCCGCTTGCCGGCCGCCCGCATCGCCGCCACCGTCGCCCACGGCAACGCCCACGCTCGACAAGCCGACTCGTCACCGAACCGCACGGCCACCAGGGCGATGCCTCCCTGCCGATGCACCCGCGCCAACGCATCGCTCTGCGCGTCGTCGATCTCCCGTAGCTCAAGCTGGTCGGCGGCGGTGTCCTTCGCTTCTACGGCCGTGATGATGCCGCGATAGCCGCCTCTGAAATCGGCGTCGCCGGAGCGGGTGAACACGACTTCGTAGCGGCCCGCGCCCAAGGGCCGGATGATCTTCACCGGCGGCTCGACCTTGTCGATATCGTGCGGAGCGGTCAGCGCCTCGAACCCGGCCGCGAGCATGTCCTGCCACCGTTCGCCTCGCTTCTTGACCTGCTGCCGTCGCAAGCGGTCGGCGGCTTTCTCGGCTTCGGGCTTGACGGGCCTCTTGCGGCGCGGAGTTGGCGCGGTCATTTCGGCTCCTGATCGTCCACCGTGTACGTTGACAGCGGGTGGTCCATCAGGTGTTCCCACCGCTTGCAGGCGTGCGCCACGACGCCCATGTACCGCGTGTACTCGACCAGCCGGTCCTCGGTCCTCGCGTACTGCTCGACCAACTCGGCGTGGTGCCGATTGGCCCGCGCCTTCCCCGACGCCGACAGCGCAAACGCGACGACGGCGAGGCCCGTAGCGAACCCCAGGCCGATGGCAAAGCATTGGGCTATGACGTGCATGTGTCCTCCTTCTCGACGACCTCGACGCACACGGTCACGCGGATCACGCTCACCAGCGGCCCCATTCCGTAAGCCTGCGACGCATAGCTCGGGGCCACCTTCCTGAGCATCTTGGCGATGCGCACCGGAGTGTCGTAACTCAGCATCTCGAACGACTCCTCATGCGCCTTCTTCACGGCCGCCACCTCCTTCTCCCCGCTCGGACGGCGAGGGGAGGGGCTGAGAGCGCTCACACGCGGCCCACCCGTCGATGAACGCAGCGATCAGACGGTTGCGAAGAAACACTCCGTCCACGGGACCGCGGCAGTAGGTGCGTGCGTAGCTACTCTCCAGCCATTCATCACGGGCCTTTGCCAGCGGATTTCTCATGTCACTCACGGCCGCCCTCGCTTTCTCTCCGCTCGGACGGCGAGGGGAGGGGCTGAATAATCACGCGGTAGCGGCCTGGATCTTGAACCTCGATAGCTCCGATGCCGACGTAGTAGATCCGGTCCCCGCCCGAGTCGCTTTCTGACGACGGGAATACGATCACCTGTTCGTCAGCCACGCTCGGCCAGACCTTGCCGGTGCCGTTGCAGCGGTCGCAGTTGCGATCAAACACGCGGCGGCAGCGGTTCGTGGCCGATGTCAGCGACACGTACTTGAACAGCTTCCCGTCGCCGCCGCAATGCCCGCACGGCTTACGATTCTCCATTCCCCCCGCCTCCCTTCTCGGCGCGGCGGCGGAGCGTGACGATATCGCCAAACCGCACGCCGTCTAGGTTGTCATTCTCGAACGTCAGCACCGTTTGGACATCGCGTTGACTGGATAGCGCACGATGCCAACGATTGTCGCATTATCGGCCACGACTTCCCCCGCCTCCGCCTCGCGGCGCCCGCGCTCTCTCCCCAGCGCAATAGCGGCCCCGATGATCATGCTCGGTGTGCCGCCGTATTTCTGGAGAGCGCGTTCGACCTCGGGGCCGCATACGTTCGCGCTCCCGTCCGCTTCGCCGGCAGCCATCGCGAGGAACTTCAGGCACGCCCCTCGCCACCACGTTCCGGTACCCTCGGGGTCGCACTCCGCCTCGCGGCGCTCAAGGCATTCGAGGGCGAGGTCGGCCATCTTCCCGTGATCGCGCCACTCGGCAAGCTGGCCCTCGGTGAGAGGACGAGTCGCCATCGAGGCGCACAGATTCCGGTAGCCCATCAGGAACGATTTGATCTCCACGCTACTCCCCCTTCTCCGCACGGCGGCGGATCGCCTCGACGATGGCGACTGCAACGGCCGCAACGTGAATCGCCTCATCTCGCATCTCCAACCAACGCGCCCCGTGCCAGTGGCACTTGTGGCATTCTCGCGCAAGCTCTCCGACCTCCTCGGCCAAGATGCTCGCCCAATCGTTCGGGGTGTTCGTGATGTTGAAGGATCCGTGCTTGGCGTCCTGCCGATCGCGCTCTTTGCTCACCTCGTTGAGGATGCCGCGACGGAAGTTTGGGATGAGTTCGTACCGCCTGACTTCGACGCCCCCCGCCTCCGCCTCGCGGCGCTCAAGCAACTCGCGCAACGCCGCAGCCGTCTTCTGGAGCGGCTTCTGCACACCGACGTACCCGCAACTCTCAAGATCGGTAACGCGAGCGTCGATGCGTTCCGCCTCCGCCTTCAGCCACTCGTTCGTAACCACGTCACACCTCCCCGGTCTTCGACTCATCGTCCCCGTAGGTGGCCTTCGTCACCGGGATATCTCCGCTAGCCCTGATCGCCACCCCGCCTCCGCGCTGGTACACCTCGAGCGCTTCGATCAGGTCAACGCGCTGCTTGTGCAGCCGCTCGATCTCGGCGCGGGCTGCGGCAAGGTCGCGCTGCGCTTCGTCGCGCTCGCGCTCAAGGATCCGGCAGGCGGAACACAGTTCCTCGCGCTCGTCCTCAAGTGACCCCACCAAGGCCCGCGACGCGATCCCCTCCCCCGCCACGCGAATCAGCTTCTCGATCGTCTTGAAACGCAGATCGGTCATGCCGCCGCACTTGTTGACCTGCCCCACGATCCCCGCGATCCACGCAACGTCAGGGTCTGGCTTCTTCGGGTCGCTCATCGCTGCGCCCCCTGTTCGGGCATGAGGTCGTCCTCGTTGATGCCCATCGCGGCGTAGGTCTTCCCGCTCCTGTTGGCGGCCCGCTCCCTGTCCCGCGCCTTCTTCGCCCGCTTGGCCTTGAGGAACGCGAAGACCTGGGCGACGACGTTCTCGCGCTTCGCCTGCTTGCGGGCGACCGTTCGGCCGGACCTCGCGGCGTTCCTGCGAATCGTGCGCTCGATGTTGCTCACTCCTGCACCTCCGGTTCGACCACCATGCCGTCCTCGATCTCATCGGCCATGCGACGGACGTTCGCCAACGGGTCGGACACCAAATCATCGTAGGCGATCAGCGCCAGATCCTTGATCTCCTGCATCTGCGCGTCGGTCAGCGTCCATTGGCCGGGGATGAAGGACTCGATCTCCTGGCGCGTGATCACGACTGTCCCCTTTCGTAGCCCCTCAGAATCTCGACCCACCCGCGGCGCAGTTGGTACTCGTGGTGGAACCCGCCCCGGTCGCGGTACTTGCAATGGTGGACGATGAACAGGTCAGGATAGCAGTTCCGTATCTCCCGCAACCGCTGCTCGTCGGAGTTGTGGCCGGTGGCGCGCTGAAGGTCGATGGTCCTCAGACGGACGTGCTGGCCGCGCACCTTCCCGGCTTTCATGTCGCGGGCGCACATGAGATCGAAGACGCGGCGGTGGTCCTTGCCCTTGATCATGCGGTCGATCAGGGCGGCGATTAACGGCGTGTGCTTAGGCGGCATGGTCAGTCCCCTTCCCTGATGGGCTGGACAATAATGCGGTGGCCAGCAATCGGAAGCACAAGCCCAAGGTCTCTGTCCTCCAGACGGCCAGGATGGCAACCCGGCATGACGACGATCTCTCCATCAACAGACGGGAAAACTTTGCCCGATCCTTTGCATTGTGGGCACTCCACAAGATCGCGTTCGGCCAGAGGATCGTCATCGGAGAATGCCTGTCCTGATCCAAGGCAATTTCTACAAAGCGTCGGCCAGTTCATAATTCAGGCCCCCCTTGCTGCGTCACGAGCCCTGCGGTTTTCCCTCCAGCGCCGCCGCTTCTCCCGCTTCTTGGCGGCTACCTTGTCTCTGCGCCCCGCCCTGGCTTCGGGAGAGCGCCGGTAGGCGCGGACCTCATCCACGTCGTCAGAAGTCACGAACTCGAACTCGCCCTCCCCCATGTAGACGAGGGCGCAGTCATCGCTGACGGGCTCCGCGCAGTAGCCTCCGAAGTCCGAGCACGCCGCATCAGCGAAGTCACGAGCACGGTCGGTCATGGTCAGTCCCCCTCCTGCTTAGGCGACCCCGAGATCCTGTGCGAGTTTGGCGACCAGCGCCGCTTCGTCCGGAGAAGGCGTTTTAACGCCAGTCTTTTCTATTCTATTCTGTTCTGGAGCGACACGACGACGCCGCTTTGGCGTCACTCTGGCGCCAGATTCAAGCCACCCCTTGTCTTGAAAGAACTTGAGATCCGGAACTGTGTCCATTGCGGCCAACCTTTTCACAATAAGCGAATCACTCGGTATGAAGCCATCGTGATCGGCGGCCAGCATCCAGATCCCCACAAGCTGTCCGCGCTGCCGATCGTCGAGCGCCAGCCAGTCAAGGCTCCTGAGCAGTCGGCGGTGCAGTTTGATCCACGGCGGCTGCCCGCGGTCGCGGCGGTAGGACTGCCATTTCTCCCACCGGACGCACCTGAGCCACTTGCAGTCTGTCACGGCTCCGTCCTCACGCAAAGAGGCGTGCGCCCCCTGGTCGGTAGGCTGACCGAACATCCCGAAGGGTGCTGGTCCCGAGCCAGAGAGCGCACGCCTGCAAACATGAGTCACCCTTCAATTCGGTCAGCCTGCAATCAGGCTAGCACACCACCCCTGCGTTCGTCAAGAGGAAAGTTGCGGGGCCGCCTGCGCCCGGTTCATCAGGCCGCCGCCCAGCCGAGCGACGTTCCACGGACGCATGACGCGGCCCCGCTGGGGACTTAGATGCCCCCGTCCCCGTCCCCGTACCCGTACCCGTACCCGTACCCGTACCCGTCCCCG